GACGACGCCAGCCGGCTTTCAAACCGCGCATGTTCGAGCATAATACGCTGCCCTTTGTGTTGTTACCAGCTGTATTCGAAACCTTGCCGTCAGCTTCGGTGAGCGGCATCGCCATTGAGCTGATGAGAGGATTGCGGCCAATCCGCATCAGCTCACCAGTTAGAACGGTAGCTTGCGGGCCGTACTTATCGACCGTCAAGATTTCATCCAGCTGTGCAATCAATTCCGCCGTTGCGGGATCAGTGATGTACACCACGTCCGACGGATTGACCGGGTGGCCCCAGTCGACGAAGCGGGTGCGGTCGATCATACGCGTGAGCTGTGTACGCAGAGCGTTGTAGCTAACGGCACCGCCCAAAGCCAAGCTGTTGGCGGTATTGTCTACGATACCGATGTGGCGCAAGCCGTCAAAAGCCAAGTAGTGCTTGGTGTCCGCCGGGTCGGCATCGTCAAGGTTGATGTTTCCTGTGGCTGCGTTGGTCGTGTCACCGTTCAGAATCAAAGAATCCGAGTAGTGGGCGATAGCCAAGGCTGCTTGACGACGCAAAAAGGGCAGGAAGGGGATAATCGAATCCTCCTCAAGCTCGCCGCTCCACACTTGGTGAATCACGAATTTTTTAGCATCGACCTGAACGCGGTTGCTGCCCGTCTTGCTGGTCGAGTACGGTGTTGTGAACGCAGTTGCGCCAGAGCTTTCACCCACGAAGAGCATCTCAGGAATGTCGACTTCCACGGGAAGGTAAGCCGTAGGCGCCGTCATCTCGAAGGTATCAACTAACGAAAACACGCGGCTAAGCGGGCGAGCCGCTTCCCACAAGTCGGCGGCGTACTGAGCGCCCATCAGCTGCAAGCCGAAGCCTGTCTCTGCGGAGTCCATCGCCTTCGTGTAGGCATCTAATTCGGCCTTGCCGGCGATACCCTTCTTCACGCGCGGGAAAAGATTGTCCAGCGCCGTCTTGTCGTATGCCTTGACAAGGGTTTCGTCCATGTACGTCGCCTTCGAAACCGCAGCGAAAGCATTACGCAGCTCGTCAGACGGGCCGGGGCCCATGCCAGACGACTTGGCGGCGCTGGTGATGTCGAACAACATTTCGATGTCGCTCGCCGACAGGTTGTGACGTGCGAACTTAGAACCGACCAAAGCCGGGTCAGCCGCTCCGTGACGCATCTTTCGGTATTCGTCTGCGTTGTCGTTTTTGGCGTTCTTGACGATGCCTTCGGCGATCGCCTTAACGCTCTCCTCGGTCATCGTGTTGTTTTGAATACTGTCCAAGCGCGCCGCGACATCGCGGAGCAGGCTTTCAATTTGCCCGTTATCCATGGTTTCCTCCTCCAACGAAGCGCCTAAGCGCTGCCTCTAACTCCGGCGGAACAAGCAAGTCAAGAACTCTATATTCCTCATCAGCCGCTTTACGTGGCTTCTTCGGGTCATAGCCTTCCTCAACCTCTTTGCTTCCGACGCTTGCGATCACCTCGGATATTGCTTCCATGGCCATCTGCAACTTGTTTAAATTCTTCGCGCTAATCACGCGCCCGGCTTTCTGTTCCACGGTGCCTCCGTTGTTACCGACAATTTCCGGTGACTCGTCTTGGGGCTCTTCAGACTCATCAGGCTCTTCCATTGAGCGAATGCGGGTCGCTTCGCTGTTAGCCGGCACAGCGACGAGCGATATCTCAAGCAATTCGGCGCGAGTGTGAGTAAGCGGCTGGCCGGCTGCACCCGGACGACGCTCAAGCGATCGAAATCCGACTGATACGGTACGCAAGAATCCTTGCGCTACCAACCCCTCTGCACATTCACCCTTTTCGTTGTCCGCAAAAATAATATCGGCCTCCAAAACTCCGTTGACAACTTCAACACGGATTGCGCGACCGATGACATCTTCAATCGAGTCGTACTTATGCGAGTCCAGCACCACCGGGTTCATTCGATACGAATCAAGATCCCAACCAGACTGCTCAACGACTTCATTTTGCCGGTCAACTGCACCCGTAGAAGCTCGAAACGTATATACGCGCGCGCCTTCGGTTTCGGTGACGTCAACATATTGCGCCTTGGTCCTTAGGATCGCTTCGCTCATTGTGCACCTCCCACCGGAATAAAGCGCAAACCGCAACGGCAGTTAGCATCCTCTTCGGCAATACCAATACTGCCAGGCTGTGGCCCTGCGCCGCGACCGACAACGAAGTCTTGGTCAATCGGTATCGGGTTCAGCGCATAACGCTGGTGAGCGCTTGCATGAGTGCTGCGAACCTTGCCATCCTCAAGCGAAACCCATTGCTTAAGTAGCATCTTGCCGCTTTGCTGTGCAGCAATCATCGCACCACGGTTCATCGTGATCGTCGCTTGCGTCGTTCCGATAACTTCTATCCGGCGGTCCATATCTGCGCTCATTGCTCCGACGATCGCCCCTGCGTTGACCGCGCCCTGCTCGTATGCCTGCGCTGCCGCCTCGATGGTGGTCTCGTTAATGTATTGTAGGCTCTGACTGGCAATGACTTCAACATTTCGCTGCAATTGTTGCGCCTCGACCGGAATATCACCAAGATCCTGTGTCCGCTGCGCGAACTCGACAGACATCCCCAACGCGAGGCCAATCGCGATTCCGACGTTGGTGGCGTCGGTATTTTCAAGCACCTCACGGATGCGCGCCTTAAAATCATCCAGCGACGCGAAAATAAAGTCATTAGGCAGTTTTTCCAGATAATCCTTCACGGCCTGCAACTGGCTTGAAAAATTCCCGCCATACGATTCAACCATCATATTTTCAAGCTTTGCGTGGAATTTTGCCAGCATCGCTTCAAGTTCGCGATGTTCGGGTGAATCGTACATAATCCCCACGGCTTTTTGGCGGTATGAACGCTCTTCGACTGTGGCAGGCGGTGCGGATGGCTGCGCCGGTTCGGTTTTATTGCCGGGTTCGTTGCCCCACGTATATTTGCCGTTGTTCTCTGGTAGTAGATGCGGTGCCAGCTCGTGAAGTACCTTATTTAGTGGCACGCCCATCCGCCACCAACGCTCCGCCTGTGCAGATATTTCATTTGCGTCTTGTTGCAGCGCCGTCACGTTGCTGTAATCAAGCTCGGCATAATCGACGCCAGGTATTAACCTGCACAGCTGTTCACTTATTTCACTTGCGATCATCCGCGCTTGCGGCACCAAACAATCGGTCCAGAAACCTTTGTATGCTTGGTTGATATTCGAATACGTGGCGTGACTGTGGTCGCCGATAAGCTCAGGTGGAACCTGAAACACCATCGCGATGTCAGAACGCGTCCACGTCATCAATTCCATGAACTGGGCGTCCTTCGGGCTGATACTCATCGGGCTGAACATCGCCGACTGCCCAAGGATCGCGATGCGGTGTGCCTTATCGACGCCACGGAAACGGCGGTCCAGCATGTCGCGTAAAGAGTCAACCTGCTCGCGTTGCCATACGGCATCCTTATCCATCGGACTCAAGACGCCTGCAAGCTGCACGCCGTTCTTAAAAATGTTCGCATTGCTTCGCAGCGCCGATACGCCTGTGTCGATTGCGAGGCGGGCGGATGCGATCGGACTCAGGCCCGTGTATTCATCCAGCGGGTTCGGGTATCGCATCCAGACGACTTCATCCGCGCGGAACGGGATGCGCTCGCCGTTCCATTCATAGATGTATCCCTCGATGTAGTTATCCGGGTGAGGCACGATCCTTACGCGGTCAGGACGTGCCCACCATATCTCAGTCGGAACCCCACGGCTGTTTTTCGTGAGCATCCAAAATGACTCGCCCCAGGTGTCCATGGACAACTGGGTCATCTGCATCAAGCGATCGTAGGTCCAATGCGGGTTCACGTGCTGAAACAACTCCACCGCAGGTCCCGATGTGACCTCTGTTCGGTTATCCTTGTTGCCGCGATAAAAACGCATCGGCAGGCTTGCGATATTCCGCGCCTTCAGGTTCGCGCACGCGTAAACCGCACTGCTATTGACTAAGTAATCGCCGTATATTGTCGGGCTAAACGTCTCTGGGTCTGTGCCAAAGTACCGATCGGCTGGTTCCACCACGGCAGGCCCGAGGCGGAACGCTTTGTAGGCTGCTTGTACGCGGTCAATCCATCGCATACGTGCAGCCTAGCACGGAGCGCGCGGGTAAGCAAGAAAAAAGCCCGGGTCATGACTCCCGGGCTTTGCACACACCAAGCCGACATCGCGAAAGGAACGATGGCGACGAACACACGATGTCAGTGTAACATGTCGCTGTTGCTGGTGTCCAGCTGGTTGCCCAGCGAGTCCCATCCTGTCACGGCTTGACGTGCGAACAGTTCAACGCGTGGAATATCACCAAACAGCGTGACGAGACGTTCACGCACGCACGCTGGTTTCGCGCTGTGCACAATCTTCCCGTTTTTGCGCGGATGCGGCTCCATAATTATCTGCGAGACGCCCCGTTTGGCAACTGGTGGCTGTTTCTTTCGGCCAAGCAGCACGTATTCAGCGTTGCCGCCTGTATAGTACCCGGTTCCGTAGAACGGTTCACCCGTCCGGCTGGTGGTTTTGACCCACACGAACAACACTGACTCCACGTGCTTGAATCCCCACGCGCGCATGATGTCACGCCCGTGGTGCATATGCGATCCAGTTATCCACATCGCCAGCGCGCACGTATCATCCGCCAAGCGACCCACCGGGAGATTCTTTATCTCTTCGATGCTCAACGTTTCGTAGTGGCCGCCTGCGCCGCCACCAGACTTCGTTTTCTTGTGGGCCGACCTCTGGTTATATTGCCACGGCGGGTCTGCGTATATTAGCCCATAGCGGCGATCGGTGTCCCAGTCAACGATTGCCATCGCGCGTGCCTCCCTGTGTGTGCTGCGCCTACCCGGTTACCCGAAACAGAAATCACCCTTGCCGATGAACAATTCCGTCAGCGCCCATACCAACGCATCCAATCGGTCGGGTGACTTCATACCTTGAACCCAAGTGCACATCTGGTCTTCCAGCGGACCAAAGCATCCAACGTGGTGAATTTTGCGCTGTTCGTACAACGCGGCAACGGGTTCGGCTCTGGCTATTTTACCACGACTCGCATGAACCAGTCGCAACGGAATCTCAGGATTGACTGTTTTCAGCGTGTGCGCCACCATATCGCCGCCTTGGTTCTTCTCCGCGATGATGCGATCCGCGTCAAACTGTTCGTAGGCTGCGATCGCCTTCCTAGCCCACTGGTCAGGGCTGTACTTCCCGCTCAGGTCCGCCAACACGTACCCATGGCCATCCATCCCCTTCGCGGCGACGATAATCCCCGTCTCGTCACTGTCCGCCGTGTTGCTGCCGGCTGGATCCACCGACACCACTACGCGGGCATACTGCATCTGCGTTCGCGTCTGTCTGGTCTCGTCCAAAACCTCACGATCCCAGAGCGCACCCGGTTCGTCCCAAAGATCCTCGCCGTCAAGCTCTTGCCGGGCCAGCCTCGTCCCGCCATAGCGATCCATCATTGTCTGCATGAACGTCGGCGCGAGGTTATCCACATTATCCAACGTGCGCCCGCGCGTGATAATCACGCCTGACGACTGCCGGATGATCTTCATCAGCGGCGTCTGTCGCGGGGTGGTGGTCACCACGGTTCGCGGATTATCGCCTAAGCGCAGTCCCATGGCGAGCATGTCCCATGTCTCCGGATACCGCCACGCGCCCACCTCATCGCAGTTATGCACAAGAACTCCATTTGCGAAAAATTCGTGCGCATCTTCAACCGCAATGTCATAAACATCAATGCGTTTGGCTAATTTTTCCACGAAAGCGATTTCCAGCGTGAAAGTCGAGGGCACATTGGCGTGCACAAAACCTTGCGTTGGCTCGCTTTGATCTGAATATTTTTTCGCATTGTGCGCACCGTATGTCGCATTCGACGAGTGCTCCCGCTCTGGATTCTGATGCAAGACTGTTACACCGCTTTGAACAGTATTTCTGCACTCGCTTAGAAGCAGAGTATTGCTCTCCGCAATATTGGCAAATCCTACACTCTGGCTTAAATGCTCCACTTCTGGCCTTTTCAACACATCCAGACGAACAGAATTTTGTCGGATGTTTCGCCGCGCTCCTGAATTCTCCTGAGCATACGACGCAAATAATAATTCTCTCTTCAATTCTTTTTTGTCTATTTTTGCGAGCAGCCTCAACCGCGCGAGCGACGGCAATATGCCTGACCGGGCCAAGCTTTTCCTCGATATGCCTTCTGCTATGCTCGCCATGGGTAAGCAGCTCAAGGTTTTCAATCCTGTTGTCAGACTTGTCTCCGTTGATGTGGTGGATGTGGTGCCCTTTTGGTATCGCTCCATGCACGGATTCCCAGACGGCTCTGTGAAGCCTAAGTGTGCGTTCGTAGTGCCTTCCATATCTGTGCCAAACTTCACCGCCCCACTCAATACAGGCGTCACACATGCAAACATCCCTTTCGCGATTGAACCAATCGGAACAAAACCACTGCCGTCAATCCAGACTGGATGGTCTGATGTTCCGATTATACTTCGTCCATCCACAAACAACAACCTGTATACACTTGCGCTCCGCTTCGTCAGCGCGGAACCAATACATTTCTTCGGGCCAATTCGTGTTTGAACCATGTCGCCGATGCGAACATCCGCAAGATTTTTCTCGGTTCCATCGCCCATCAGTACCTGAGTATCTCCGGCTAAGCACCACGCATGGGTGTGCTGCGGGCCACGCAACC